TTGCAGCACTCCCCCAGCGAAGGACAATCGGTCAGAACGCATTGCCCTGCCTGTGGCGGCAGAGATACATTCACCATATCCCGTATACACGGTAAAGTTTTGTGGAATTGCTATAAGGCTTCCTGTGATGCTTCCGGTGCTATGCAGATGGAGCGGAGCAAAGCAGAAATCGCTTCGCAAGTCCGGCGGACTATCATGCACTATCACCAGCCAGATTTTCTGGTGCCTTCTCACTTCACACCTTTTTCAGACAATTCTAGAGCATTGAATTATTTAGAAAAAAACAATTGTTTAGATGCATTTCAAAATCAACGTGCTCGTATTCTGTATGACCCAAAGCAAGACCGCGTTGTCTTTCTTGTGAAAGAAAATGGCCACACCTATGATGCTGTAGGCCGCAGCCTTAATCGTAAAGTAGTACCGAAGTGGTACCGTTATGGTAAATCGCAGAAGCTATTCACAGCTGGCGACCATTCACAAGCTGTCGTAGTAGAGGATGCTGCATCTGCCTGTGCCATATCCCCTGTCGCTACAGGGGTAGCATTGCTCGGCACTAATATGAAAGACGCTGACCTCACACAATTAAAGAAGTATGAGCGGGTGTTCGTATGCCTAGACCCTGACGCTACCCGTAAGGCGCTTGACATCCAAAAATACCTTTCGTACTTTGTGCCATCAACAATAATAAGAATAAACGATGACCTTAAATACTACCAGGCGCAGGAGATTCAACAATTACTACGGAACAGCAACTGATTAAGTTACTGTTATCAAAAGACTTTTTTGATAACAATAAAACGCGCGTGATGCGCTCCATGTTCCCTAGCGAGCTAGCGGACCTGTACGATACCATCGTTGATGGTCATGATAAGTACGACAGAAATTTGACAGTCGTAGAAGTCAGAGAACTGTTCCGTGTCAATAACCCGACAGCCACCCGTGCTAAGCGCGAATTACTTGCAGAGATACTTGACGACATATCCGCGTACGCACCTATAGGTGAGGACGTAGCGCAAGACGTGCTCACAAAGATGTGGCAGCAGGAAGTAGGTCGTCGTATTGCTGATATGGGGCTTGCCATGATGGAGGGCAACCCCGAAAAGATACATGAAATCAAGGAGTTAATAGAAAGGTCCGAGGATGGCTTCGTGCCAGAGGATGAGGACGATGCCCCCATCTCTACTGACCTTGATGAACTACTTGAGTATGACAGCTTAGCCAACTGTTGGGAGTTCAACATACCTTCACTGTCCAGAGCGGTGAGGGGTGGCCGTGCTGGCGAGTTCATGATTGCCTTCGCGCGTCCCGAAGTTGGTAAGACAGCTTTCTATGTATCGTTGGCGGTAGCGCCGAACGGGTTTTGTGCACAGGGCGCGTATGTTCACATCATAACAAACGAGGAACCCGCTAAGCGGACGATGATTCGCGCCATGTCTGCATACACTGGCTTCAGCAAAGAGCAGTTGTATATGCACCGTGAGCAAGCCAAGCAAAAGTTCACAGAAATTCAAGCTAATATCATAATGCGTGACAAGGTTGATGCCAGCGTAGAGTGGCTGAACAAATACTGTGAGCGTCACAAGCCTGATGTCGTTATCATTGACCAGCTGGACAAGCTGGATGTTATGGGCACCTTTGCTCGTACGGACGAGAAGCTACGTCAAATCTACTTGAAGTTTCGTGAAGTTTGTAAACGGCACGATGTTTTCGGCATCGGTATCAGTCAAGCGTCGGCTGATGCTGAGAACAGAACCAACGTCACCTATGCTATGATGGAGAACAGTAAGACAGGTAAAGCTGCGGAAGCTGACTTGATTATCGGTATTGGTAAGCAGGATATCACAGACCATAATGATACGCGTCGGTACCTCACAATATCGAAGAATAAGCTAACAGGCTTCCACGGCAATATTGTTTGTAATCTTGAAACTGACACAAGCAGGTACACAGCATGATTACATTTCTTGACGTTGAAACAATGTTTCAAATTAACCCTGAGACTAAGCGCAGTGACCCTACGCCGTTTCACAAGGACAATCAGCTTGTGTCTGTGCAGCTGGCAGTTGACGACGGTGAGCCACGCTTTCATTGGTTTCACCATGAGACGCTGGACGTAGATACACGCGCACCTTTTCTTTCTGTACAACAGGTACTTCACAACACCGACGTTCTTGTCGGCCATAACATTAAGTTCGACTTGGTGTGGTTGTGGGAGTCGGGGTTCACATATGACGGTGCTGTCTACGACACGATGCTGGGCGAATACCTTCTATTACGTGGGCAGAAATGGGGCATCAGCCTCGCCGATAGCTGTGACCGGCGTAAGGTTGCACGTAAGAAGGGTGACCTGGTCGAAGAATTCCTGCGTAACGGCACCGGCTTTGACGCGATGCCACGTGATGTGGTCGAAGAATATGGTCTCGCTGACATCATATCCACACGTGAGTTGTACTACGCGCAGCAGGAGTTGTACTCGCGCGATAGCAATGCGCCGATGCGTAAGCATCTAGACTTGATGAACCGGTTTCTAATCGTGCTGGCTCACATTGAGCGCAACGGTATCAAGATTGATTTCAAGAGACTACATGAGGTTCGCGCTGACTACCAGAAGGAGCGTAGCGAGCTTCGTATGGGTATGGAAGACATCTGCCATGCCGTGATGGGTGACCGTATGATTAACTTTGCGTCACCGGAACAGCTTAGTCAGCTTATCTACTCTCGCCGTGTGCTTGACAAGAAGAAGTGGGCGGAGACCTTTAATATAGGGCTGAACGAGAAGGGCAAGCCCCTGCTACGCCCCCGTATGTCTAATGCTGAGTTCGCCCATAAGGTCAAGAGCCTGACCACAAGAGTTCACAAGACTCGCGCAGAGCAGTGTAAGAATTGTCACGGGCGCGGTGAGTTCCGTAAGATTAAGAAAGACGGCACACCGTGGAAGAACACTACCAAGTGTAAGACGTGCGGCGGTGCAGGGTTTGTGCAGGTGCCCCTACCTAAAATCGGCGGACTCACAATGAACCCGTCCAGCATCATGGATGTATCTGCCAGCGGGTTTGCTACTGATAAGACCACGTTGGTCCGTTTGTATAACGCCGCCGTTCACAAGGGCAACGATAACGCTGTCAAGTTTCTTAAGTCGTCTATCCGGCTAAACGCGGTTGAGGTGTATCTGTCCAGCTTTGTTGGCGGCATCCAGCGCAACGTAAAGCAGAACGGAATTCTGCACCCCAAATTCAACCAGTGCGTCACAAGAACGACGCGCTTGTCATCTTCTGACCCGAACTTTCAGAACCAGCCACGCGGCAATACCTTTCCTGTACGTGCAGTGGTGGTGTCACGCTTTGACAACGGGTCCATCCTACAGGCCGACTACAGTCAGCTAGAGTTTCGTGTGGCGGCACAGTTGTGCGGCGATGATAAAATGCTCAACGACATCTTGGAGGGCGTCGATGTTCACAGGTACACAGCGTCTGTCATCTTCGGAAAAGGAGAGGCTGATGTTACAAAAGATGAGAGAACTGCAGCGAAAGCGCACACGTTCAAGCCCCTCTACGGGGGGACGCAAGGAACCCCCAACGAGATGGAATATTACAAAGCGTTTGTTGAAAAGTATCCGGCGCTTGGCAAATGGCATGAAAGCCTTCAGACTGAGGCTGTTACGCATAATTGTGTTAGCCTGTATACGGGTCAGCAATTTGCTTTTCCTGATGTTAAACGCCTTGCTTCTGGCGCTGTCTCCAACGCCCCCGCAATCAAGAATTATCCTGTACAAGGTCTGGCAGGGGGTTGCGTGGTGCCGCTCGCTCTTATTTCGTTGCACGATGAACTTAGAAATCAAGAGTGTAAGTCTATTGTTATCAATACAGTACACGATTCGATAGTCTTGGATGTGTACCCGGGCGAAGAAGAAAAGGTCGCTAAGATTACCTACGATGCTATGACCGGTGTCGATAAGGTATTTGAGAACGTCTACAATATAAAGTGGCGAGTCCCGCTTGATGTAGATGTTGAGATAGGCAAGAACTGGTTGGATATGTCAGATTTTTCGTTTGCATAACAGCTTGACTTGTGTTATAAATTGGACTCTTACTAGAAGGAGTGTGTAATGGATTCATTACCTACCGTCTCAAACACGACAACGTTTGACCAGATTGCTCAGATTATCGGCCAAGATATGCCGTCGAGCAATACCCCGTCGTTGGACATCCTTAAGATTAACCGTGACCATGAGGATGACAACGGCAATTCAATCCCTGCGGGTTCGTTCTTTGTGAACTCGCCTAACGGGGCAATCTATGCCAAAACGATGGACTTTCAGCTGTTCATTCAACGCTACCAATATCTGCATTATGATGCAGAGGTGAATGAAATGGTGTCAAAGTCAATCATGGCTAACAACCTGTACCCGCAGACTGAGATTCCTGATACCGTAGGGACTTTCCGCTGTGGGTCTGTACCAGCGAGCCAACGTGATTCGTTGACCGCCGAACAAGCACTGAGGCAGAAGAACATCAAGTGCTTCCGTATGATGTTTGGTAAGGTCACGTTTCACGATGCAGTGAATGCCAAGGGGGAGTCGGTTGAGTTCACAAACTCGCCGGTTCTGTGGCGAGCACGTGGCTCTAATTTCATGCCTATATCCAAGCCATTGGATGCGCTATCTGCACAGAAGAAACCATTTATCTTTTATGATTTGTCAGCATCGTTGACAAAGCAGAAGAACGGTGGTCTCGTATATTATGTTGCAGATTTCGAAGTCGGGAATGGCCCATTGGACTTTGGTGCTGAAGACCAAGAACTGCTTCAATCGTTCGTTGATTATATCGACAGGGAGAACAAGCAGGTCATGAATGAATACGACAAAGCACTAAGGTTGCAGGGCACGGTGGTCGACGTAGAACCACAAGAGGTTACTATGGACGACGCCCTCAACGATGACATACCGGACCTCGCTAGAGCATGAATGTAAAGCATAGCCGCCTTCTTTCGTTCCTTTCTAAGGCGGCTCGTGAGGGGGTAGAAATGCCCCCTCACATCCTTGATGAATTTGCAGAAGCCGCTCGTAACGCATTAGAAAAACACTTTGTCAAAGAAGACAGAGAATTTTCTTTACGAATGAGCAATATAGGCAGACCATCTTGTCAGTTACATATGCAAGCGAAAGGTGTAGAGGCAGAACCTAAAACATACGACTTTAAGATGCGTATGATTATGGGAGATGTTATGGAAGCCGCTTTGATGGCACTTATCGAAGCTGCGGGTATAGAAATTAAGTCTAAGCACGGCAAAGTTAGTTATGACATTGATGGCACAACCATTAATGGTGAATACGATATCGAATTAGATGATGGCATTTACGATATAAAGACTGCGTCACCGTTTGCTTTCGAACACAAGTTCAACGCGGACAATGCTTTTGAAAGAATTAAGTCCAGTGATTCGTTTGGATACATAGCACAGGGCTTAGGGTATGGCATGGCGGCGGGTAAGCCGTTTAAAGGTTGGATTGCACTAAACAAGTCAACTGGCGAAATTGCCTTCGCAGATGCTGTAAATACTGACGACGAGAAGGAGGAAGTCAATGCGAAGATACGTAAGTCCATTGTGGCCACTGATGTATCGAAACCGTTTCAACGACAATTTTCTGACATTCCCGAAGTCTTTTATAAGAAGGAGACTGGGAATCGAACCTTGGGAGTGGAGTGCTCGTGGTGCGACTACAAGCACGAATGCTGGGCAAACTTGGAATTCAAGCGACAACTCCCAAGTAAGGGGAAAAACCCCAAGTTCGTCTGGTACACCTATATCACAGACGAATGGCGTGAACGTGAGGCTAGCGATAACGTATGAGGCAGCACTTAACGAATCGTCAACGAAGTACATCCAAGTCACCGCAGAAGAAGCGGCAGAGTTCATCGAAGAGCTTAACGAAGGTGCGCCGTTCGCGTGCCTCTGGTCGCAAGGCAAAACCTTCGTCTTCCCAACGGGTAAAATCTACGGAGTCCTCGTCGAAGAAGCGGATGTCCCCGAGGTCAGCGAAAGCCAAGGGCCGGAAGCTGCAACAGTGGGTAGTTGAACAGCTTCTGAGCGTCTTCAAGGGGCTTACGTCACTAGACGTGAGGTCCACCCCGATGGGGGTCAATGGCGTCGATGTACAGTTGTCTACGGCCGCTTTTACAAGGTTCTCATATGATATAGAATGTAAGAACACTGAGCGGATGACAACATTATATAATTACTATGAGCAAGCCACCGGACATGAGTCTGGTGGCGAGCCTTTATTGGTCATAAAAATGAACCATAAGAAGCCTCTTGCTGTAGTAGATGCAGAGCATTTCATAAGGATGATATCATGCAAGACGAAGTAAAACTTAATCCTGGAGACTCTGCTGTTATTATTCGCCATGAGAAAGGCGAAGATAAGGGCTTTGAAATAGAGATTTATCATCGTCCCGATGATGAACTAGACGAGGAAGATGTGATGTTTTACGCGCTTCTGACTCGTGGTATGGCGTTCCACGCAACACAGGATATGGATGCTGTGTTGGATATGGGACGTGAAAGCTTTGGAGATAACGAACTTGTAATCACACAACACTAAGGAGACTATGATGAAGTTCATTCATAGCAGTTGGCATCTGCTGATGGATTCTAAACATAATCCATTGAGCAAGATACCGGATGTGAATACACGGCATCTAATCATGCAAGTATTGGCTTGGATGTGGTGTATCATATTTTCCATGTACATGGGGTCTATCTTTGTATTTGGAGTCAGCGCACTTGTTCACGCAATCCTGATAGCAGGGATTTTTATTACTGTCGCTGTGTTCGAAACCGCCAACAGGCGTCCACAATACTTTGGTGGACTAGGTCGTGGCAATGGTGGGGAGCATGACTGATGCGACTGAACAAGTGGTTGACTTTTTGGATGGAGAAAGACCCCGCCAAAGACCCTATGATGGACAATGTAATCAGAGCAGTCTGTTTACTTGTTCTTGGATGGATTGCATATCACGCCGTCATCGGCATAGTAGAAAGGATGGCCTACAATGGCTAAGGACATAAAATACGTAATTAGGGCTAACACTGACGAAGAGCTGCAGGAGAAGATTGAGAACTACAAACAAGCCTATCCACCGCTTGGGTATGACACTCGTATCCTGTCTAAGGCACGAGAAGACAGCGGCGTGTATGTAGCCACAATGTCTCGGCTTAGCTCCTGTGACTAATATGCAAGAACGACATGAAACATATATGAGGCGCCGCATGAAAGAAGATGCAGTGAACAGCCCATCTCATTACAACACCAGTGGCATAGAGTGCTTGGATGCTATCCAAGCCGCCACTGGCGATGGCTATCAATATTACCTACAGGGTAATATTATTAAATACTTGTGGCGGTATCGTTACAAGGGCAAGCCCGTTGAGGACTTGCAGAAAGCGCGGTTCTATTTGGACCGTTTAATTTTGGTACTAGAAAATGAGCAGGACAAAAATACGAGCTAATATCACAATTGCCGCTAGAATAGATTTAGAAGAATTTAGCGTTGACATTGACGAAGTCTCAGATATCGTTGAAGATTATGTAGAAGACTTGTTGTATGATATTGAAGGTATTGAACCTGTTAGGATAACAGTGAGGACAAACGAATGAAGGGCAGAATATTAGACGCATTACAGGCACACGCAGAAGGCAATGTAGAATTACATCTAGCAAATATTGAGGTGTACTTAGATAATCCTGCAGGTATCGGGGAGCACTCTGATATCCTAGAAGCCATACAAGCAGAAATGGATAAGATAGCTGTTCATCAGGACCGTCTTGATATTATTAAGAAATATTTGGAGGTATGATGAGCAACGTCACCCTACCAACTTATTATCAACAATTTATTCACAAGTCTCGTTATGCACGGTGGTTAGAAGATGAAGGTCGCCGTGAAGAGTGGCATGAGACTGTTAATCGTTATATGACGTACATGAATAATCATCTTGCGGAGAAGCACAACTACGTTATTCCACGAGATGTGTATGAAGATGTCCGCGCAGCTATCCTGCACTCCGAAGTTATGCCGTCTATGCGAGCTATGATGACATCTGGCAAGGCGCTGGAGCGTGACAATACAGCGGGCTATAACTGCTCTTATTTGCCCGTGGACGACCCTAAGGCTTTTGACGAGGCTATGTACATCTTGATGTGCGGGACCGGTGTAGGCTTCTCTGTGGAGCGGCAATACATAAATAAATTGCCAGAGGTACCCGAACTGATGTTCGACGCCGAAGAAGTCATCGTGGTGCGCGATAGCAAAGAAGGATGGGCGAAAGCATTCCGTAAATTGCTTGCATTGCTGTGGACAGGCGAAGTGCCGAAGTGGGATATGAGCAAAGTTCGTCCTGCTGGTTCGGCACTGAAGACCTTTGGTGGTCGTGCTAGTGGTCCCGGGCCGCTGGAAGAATTGTTCCGGTTCACAGTCGATACATTTAAGAAGGCAGCTGGCCGTAGTCTGACGAGCCTAGAGTGCCATGACATCATGTGCAAAGTGGGTGAGGTTGTTGTATCAGGCGGTGTACGTCGCTCTGCCATGATTAGCTTGTCAAATCTGTCTGATGACCGGATGCGTCATGCAAAAGTAGGTGCATTCTGGGACACTGACCCACAGCGTCAGATGGCAAACAACTCTGTAGCGTACACAGATAAGCCAGATATGCAGACTTTTATGCGTGAATGGCTGTCTCTCGCGCAATCGGGCACCGGTGAGCGTGGTATGTTCTACCGAGGTGCAGCACAGAAGAAGGCAGAAGAGAACGGACGGCGCGATTCGCAACATAGTTTCGGTACGAACCCTTGTAGTGAAATTATATTACGTCCATATCAGTTCTGTAACCTGTCAGAGATTATTGTGCGGGGTAGCGATACTGTTGAGTCCCTGCGTAACAAGGTTCGCATCGCCACAATCATTGGCACGTGGCAGTCTACGCTCACAAACTTCCCATACTTGCGCCGCATCTGGGGCAAGAACACGGAAGAAGAGCGACTTCTCGGTGTGTCTATGACTGGCATTATGGACAATGCCATCCTCAACGGCACCAGTAACGACTACGGTAATAATATTGCGCCGATACTGGAAGAGCTACGTGCTGTGGCCGTAGAGACCAACGCTATGCTTGCGGACGAACTTAAGATTAATAGGTCCACCGCTATAACTTGCGTTAAGCCTTCTGGTACGGTTTCACAGCTTACTGACTCTGCGTCGGGTATCCATGCACGACACAGCAAGTATTACATCCGCACAGTGCGTGGCGACAAGAAAGACCCGCTCACACGCTTTATGATGGACAGCGGCATACCGTGCGAGGATGACAAGTGGAGCAAAAACAACACAGTGTTCAGCTTCCCTGTTAAATCGCCAGACAAGTGTATTACGCGTGATGACCTAACAGCTATTGAACAGCTGGAGTTCTGGAAAATCTACGCTAATAGCTGGTGTGAGCATAAGCCGTCCATTACTGTATCCGTGAGTGACGATGAGTGGCTTGAGGTCGGTGGATGGATTTACAAGAACTTTGACATTGCTTCTGGCTTGTCGTTCTTGCCACGTAACGACCACGTGTATGAACAGGCTCCATATCAGGACTGTACAGAAGCTCATTATGTTGAATGTGCGGAAAAGATGCCTCTTCACATTGATTGGAAGATACTAAGTGATTACGAGAAAGAGGACAATACAGTCTCTATGCAGACAATGGCTTGTACAGCTGACAGCTGCGAGATTGTGGATATCAGTGCGTAGGAGCATTTATCATGCGCGATGCCACAGAACGATTCTACCACGAGGGTCGTAAGGCTTTTTATAAGTACGAAAAGAAGAAAGATAAGTATTTTGCTTTAGCTAACCCTTATTCTGCAACGTCTTTTCGTGGCAAGGAGTGGCAACGAGGATATAACTCTAGCTACTTCCAAAACCTGGAAAGACTAAATGGAAAATCTTGAGCCGTCTCTTAGGGACAGAAAGAAGTTTGACATCGACTTGCAATACGGCAAGGTGCGCGAGCAACGTATTGCAGAGATGCTACAAGACAAGAAGATTGAGGTGAAGTCGGAGCGTGATATGTGGATGCGCACCGGCAACATAGCTATAGAATATGAGTGCTATGGCAAGCCAAGTGGCATCGCAGCTACGCAAGCAGATTACTGGTTCCACAATCTTTGTATCGGAGACGATACGTTTGCCACTCTGGTATTTGATGTTGAGTCCTTACGGCGCATCATCAACAACCTAGACTACAAGAAGTCCGTTAAGGGTGGCGACAACTTCGCCTCTCGCATGTATCTACTCAATATACAGAAGTTGTTTTCAACGGATGTGATTAAAGCTTTTCAAAGGAAAGAAGATGTCAGCGACGAAAGTTCTGTCTGTACTAAGTGAACTTGATGTTCACATCTCCGTTACTAAGCAAGGTATCGGCATCACTATATCCTCCGCAGATGACTGCGAAGCATCGTTTAGTGAATACACTTGGGATGAGGTCATGGAAGATATGGTTGAGATGCACAGCATCCCTGTTCTAGGCAAGAATGACGTAAAGATTAGTCAAGAGAGCTTTGATTACGTCAGGGATTGCACACAAAAAATGCGCGTCGCAGCTAACCAAGCATGGACGCGCATCGAAGATATGGAAGTTGTGAAGACTCTTAATTAAGGGTAGGTTAAGTCTCTATCTATTGCCTGCTGTTCTAGGAAGCTTGGGCCAGACGGCGCACTAAGCATTTCGTCCATTTGAGAATCAGTATCGTCTCTTAACGCAAAGTTCAATACTGCATTACCTATAGCAGTTTTGCCGAAGAACTGATTCTTAAATTTCTCTGACCTAGTCATCTCCCTCCCCATTCCGTACATAAGTTTTACGAAGTCTTCATTTGCGAAGAGATTCGCAATACGAGCTTGGGTAGAAAGTCGCGCAATACCTCCAACAAATTTCTTCATGTCCGTAGTGAATAGATTTCCATAAATCTGGGCACCGGCTAAAGCCACACCTGCATCAGCTGATTGTTTTTGTACAACCATTGCGTACTCAGCCATTCTCGACAGAATCATTTTATCATCTTTAGTCAGAATGGTGTTAAATACGTTCGTCTCGCTAAGGCTTTCAACAATTTTCATAAGTTGTTCGCCATCTACAACGATATCTCCTATATCCTCTGCAACGCCTTGCTTAGCTCCAAATTTAAATACCCCTGATTCAGGAGATATAATCCGTTGCAGTAATCCTCTACGGAACTCTGCAGTTAGTTCTTCTTTTCTTTCTGCTGGAGCACGACGTATTAGCAACCCTAACTCATTAAAATTGCTCTTCAATGCTGCTGTGTCATTAGCATTAATATTGTCAAATAAAGGTTTTAGAACGTCCGAAGTTTCTAAATCCAAAGCACTTTGTTTGCGGATAAAGTTAAGTATCTCAGATTCATCTACTTTTGATATAAGTTCAGCGTCTGCTCTCATCCGTTCAATAACGTCGTCTGTCAGTCCGAGCGCCTCTCTATGTCGAGGGTCTGGATACTGTTTTAGGAAGTCATCAATTGCTTTTGCAGGTTCTTTAATCGCCCCTGTCGGAGAAGACGCTATTCTCACAAAGACATCATCAATTTGCTTTAGAACATAATTTTGTATCTGCTCTGCTACCTTAAATTTCTCTCTTTCTGTAGCAGTAAGCGGAACACCTATTTTGCTCTGTTTTGTTGCCAGATATTCTTGCATAAGAGGGATGTTATCAGGGTTATCTAAGAAATCCATAACTTCTTTTTGTTGTGTTACAATGCCCTCTGCAACCGCAACTCGACTTTGATTAGGTGCTTGTGCGGCCGTAGGAACTTCACCTGATTGTGGAATTCCAGCCCTACGAGAAATACGTGCCTGTTCTAATTCTGGGATTTTGCGGATTGATATCGTCTCTTGATAATACGCATCCGCATCATCCAACAGGCTTATAATCGCGTCTTTTCCTTCCTCCGAAACGCCCTCTGGATTCTTAAGAGTATTAAGAAGAGCATTACGTATTTCTATGGCACGTCCCTGCAGATATGGATTGTACATAGGGCCACCTTCCGCAAAACGTTTGTAAGCTAAATCACCAAATTTGTTTGCATACAGATGGATAAGTTCGGCAGGAGTATCAACGACTTCTGCTACATTCTCCCATTGAGGGTTCTCCGCAAGCCATTTTCTATTTGCGGAAGATACACCTTGTTTTGTAAGCCGTCGTGGCCCATCAACATCTCCCCGACGTCCAAGAGCCATAAGCTCCTCAATCAGCCCCTCCATAAGTTCCTCTCCTTGTGCTGAGGGGAACATGCCCGGGCTAATTTCAGCTTGTCTGCCAGCTGTAGTAGGGTCAGTGTACGGCCCCACCGGTCTACGAGTTCGTGTTAAAGCTTCGCCGAGAGCGTCTAGGTCATAAGAAGCGTTACCAATTTCTTTGAATACATTGTTGTATTTGCCCCGTTGAATAAGGGTGCGCACCTGCAAGTAAAATTCATCAAGTCTCGCCGCATTTTCACCGATATCTGCGAGGCTTCGTATGACATTATCGTCACCTGGTAATTCCTTCGTTATTTGTAGTGTTTGTCCAAGACCATCTACTGCATCCGCAACTTCTTTAAAATTTCCTTGACCAAGAAGTTCAGGACTGGAATATCGTTGCAAATAAGCTGCAACAGATTGCATCTGTTCACGTGCTCTAGTCTGCAAAATATTCGTAGTTTGAGATGCCAGAGATTTGATACGTTCCAGTGCTTTAGATGCACTAAGCTGTGGAAGCATAAGAGGTTGCAGAGAAAAGTCATTGCCTATGAACATAGGAGACTTTGGATTTACGCTATCAGCAACTGTTTGCATAGCGCGTATACCCGACTCATACGAGCCTTTGACTACACTTTGTAAGCCGTCTTTATAAATTCTAGACTTCATTGTTCGAATTCTGGACGCCGTGCCCGGAACAATACTAAGACCAAATTCTATGCTTCCAGAGAGTTGTTGAGCTTTCTCTGCTTCTGTAGACCCTGGTTCGTTTCCACTTGGGGTAAAGAAAAAGTCCAATATAGGTATGCCATCTGA